TGGCGGTAGAGGTTCTGGGAAGTCATGGTCTTTTGCTAGAGCATTGCTTATAAAAGCAGCTAATGAGCCAACACGTGTCTTATGTGCCAGAGAAATACAACGTAGTATTAAGCAATCAGTTCATACATTACTGAACGACCAAATACAATCTTTAGGTCTAGGAGCTTTCTACGAGGTCTTAGAGTCAGAGATTAGAGGTCTTAACGGTAGTACATTTAGTTTTACTGGTCTTGCTACAAATACTGTTGAGTCTATAAAGTCTTTTGAAGGTTGTGATGTTGTATGGGTTGAGGAAGCACAAACTGTTAGTAAAAAGTCATGGGACATATTAATACCTACAATACGTAAACCTAATTCAGAGATATGGGTATCATTTAACCCTAATATAGATACAGACGATACATATACTAGGTTCGTGGTTAATCCACCAGAGAACGCTAAGGTAGTCAAGGTAAACTATACTGACAATCCTTGGTTTCCTGAAGTGCTAGAGATAGAACGTCAACATAGCGAGAAGACTAACCCTGACTATGCAAATATATGGGAAGGTGATTGTAAAGCTGCTGTAGATGGTGCTATATACTCTAACGAGATACGTGAAGCACAAGAAGGTAACCGTATAACAACTGTACCTTATGACCCTATGATGAAGGTTCATGTAGTTATGGACTTAGGATGGAACGACAGCATGTCAGTTATCCTATGCCAAAAAGGTATATCAGACTTACGCATCATTGGTTATATAGAAGATGACCACAGAACATTAGATAGCTATTCTGCACAACTCAAGAACTTGTCCTATAACTGGGGTACAATGTTCTTACCACATGACGGACAGTCTAAAGACTTTAAGCATGGTATATCAGCAGAAGATATTATGAAGAAGTTAGGATGGGATATTCGTATCGTGCCTAAAGCAGACATAGAGTCTGGTATTAAGTTAGCACGTATGAACTTCCACCGTATATACTTTGATAAGTCAGCACAAAGACTTGTTGAATGTTTAAAGAATTATCGCAGAAGTATAAACTCTGCAACCAACGAACCTGGTGCGCCATTGCATGATGAGTTTTCACATGGAGCAGACGCATTCAGATACTTATGTACCTCTATAGAAGCCATGAAGAACGAGTCATGGTCTAAAGAGAAGATACAATATACAAATAGAGGGATTGTTTAATGAAGATACAAGATATGGAAATCATTGCACAGATAGAGCAACAAGAAAATATTGCCTATGGTGTAAATGACTCATCACTATCTGATGATAGAGCAACAGCGATTGACTATTACTTAGGACAACCATTCGGTAACGAAGAAGAAGGTCGTTCACAAGTTGTATCTTATGACGTGCAAGACACGATTGAGTCAGCATTACCACAATTACTTAAAGTCTTTGTAGCCGGTGACAAGGTTGTTCAGTTTGACCCTAAAGGTCCTGAAGACCAAGAAGCAGCAGACCAAGAAACAGATTATGTAAACCATGTCGTTATGGAAAAGAACGAAGGGTTCAAAGTATTCTATGTATGGTTTAAAGACGCATTACTATCTAAGAACGGATATGTAAAGGTTTACTCTGAAGAAGAGGAAGAGGTAGAAGAATACGAGTACAAAGGTCTTACTGACGCCCAACTACAAATGTTGGCTTCAGATGAGAAGACAGAAGTATTAGAGCATACTGGTTACCCTGACCCATCTATTAATATGGATGCGTTATATCAACAAGCCATGATGAATGGTGTAGACCCAACTACTATCATGCAACCTATGTTACATGATGTTAAGCTCAAGGTTACAGAAAGCAAGACTGAAATATACATTGATAACGTAGCACCTGAAAACATGATGATATCTGTAGAGGTATCAGGTCCTAATCTACAAGACGCTACTTTCGTTCAACATAGAGAAGTCATGCAATTAGCTAGTATTGCTGAAGCATTTGATAAGCCACTAGAATACATCAAGTCTATCATGTCAGATATTAGAGACACTTTTGAAGAAGAGTCTAATGCACGTGATATCTATGATGAAGAATATGACAGGGCTATTGCTCCAGAAGAAGGTTTAGTTAAAGACACATACATTAAGTTAGATGGTGAAAGATATAGAGTAGTTGTATTAGGTAACACAATCCTATACAAAGAGAAATGCGAGTATGTACCTTTCGCATGTATCACACCTATGATAATGCCACATAGACATATTGGTCGTTCTTATGCTGACTTGACTATGGACATTCAGTTAATTAAGTCAACGCTTATTCGTGGTCAGTTAGATAACATGTATCTAGCTAACAATGGTCGTTATGCAATATCTGACAGAGTAAACCTAGACGATATGCTCACATCAAGACCAGGTGGTATTGTTCGTGTAGAAGGTGACCCAGGTTCAGGCATTATGCCTTTATCACATCCACCACTACCAGCATCATCATTCGGTATGGTTGAATACATGGACTCTATGAAAGAAAAGAGAACAGGTATCACAGCTTACAATCAAGGCTTAGACTCTAACAGTCTTAATAAGACAGCTACTGGTGTAGCACAGATTATGAATGCGTCTCAACAACGTATTGAGTTAGTAGCTAGAACATTTGCAGAGACAGGTGTTAAAGAACTATTTAAACTTGTGCATCATTTAGTTAGAACAACGCTTACTAAACCAGACATTATTCGTCTACGTAACAAATGGGTAGAAGTAGACCCTAGAGAATGGAAAGCTCGTAAAGACTTATCTATCTCTGTAGGCTTAGGTGCAGGTAATAAAGACCAACAATTGGTTCACTTAACATCTATCTTGAATATGCAAAAAGAAGCTATTGCTGTTGGCTTAACTAACCCTGAAAAGATATACAATGCGTTAGCTAAACTTACACAGAACGCAGGCTTTAAAAACCCTGAAGAGTTCTGGGTTAATCCAGCTAATACACCTGAGCAAGAAGGTCAACAAGACAAACCTTCTGAAGCAGAGATTATGGTGCAAGGTCAGTTACAGATTGAACAACAAAAAGCTCAAGCACAATTACAACAAGAACAAGTACGTTCACAGAATGATGTTATAATTGAACGTGAGAAGATAGCATCTCAAGCTGAGTTAGAAAGATTTAAGGCTCAACTCAAAGCTGAGACAGATTTAGCTATCGCACAAATCAAAGCACAATCAGGAATGATATATGGCGGATAAGTCATTAGAAGAAGTTAAACGTGGTGAACAAGCAACACAGATATTAGATAACCCTATCTATAAAGAAGCTATGGATAAGGTTCGTGAAAGTCTTATTGCTAGTATGGCTAACAGTCCACTAGGTGATGAGAAGACACATAACAAATTAGTTATCGCACTACAACTACTAAACCAAATTAACAAACAGCTTACTGACGTGATGCACACAGGTAAGTTAGCAGCTATCCAAACAGATAGACCTAAGTTTAAGATATTTGGGTAAGGACAAGCCCACTTAAAGCCTACTTCGGTAGGTTTTTTTATTGTCTAATTTCAAGGAAATAAAACTATGAGTGACCAAGTCGCAGAACAGTCACCACAAAGTCGGTTAGAGACTATGCTTGGTGATAGTGTTGAGTCAGATGTTAAACCACCTGAACTTCAAGACGAAGAAGAACAAACACCACTAGAGGCTGAAGCTGAAGAAACTACTGATGAAGTAGAGACTGAAGAAGAAGCAACAGAAGAATCAGATGACGAAGCTGAGGAAGAAGAACAGTCGCAAGATGAAGTTCCTGCTATCCTTAAACTTAAAGTCAATGGTGAAGATGTTGAGAAACCACTAGATGAAGTCGTAGCATTAGCTCAACAAGGCTTAGACTACACGCAAAAGACACAACAAGTAGCAGAGCAACGTAAAGAGCTAGAAGCCTATGCTGAGCAGATAAAAATGCAAGAGCAAGCCTTTCAAGAGCAGATGCAACTTAACAATGTCTTAATTGAAGATGTAGCAAAAATCACATCATTAGACCAACAATTAAACCAATATGCAAACGTGAATTGGCAACAATTGTCTGATAATGATTTTGTGGAAGCACAAAAACATTTCTTTACATACAACCAACTACAGCAAGAACGTAGTCAACTTGTTTCACAGTTTGAAGCCAAAAAGCAACAAGTCGTTCAGAAGCAAACGCAATTGATGTCAGAGAAGATAGCAAAAGGAAAAGAAATTCTAGCAAAAGAGATACCAAATTGGAGTCCTGAGACTAACCAAGCATTGTTATCTACTGGCAAGGATTATGGTTTTTCAGATGCAGAACTCAATTCAATTGTTGACCCTCGTCACGTAAAGGTATTGCATGACGCTATGCAATGGCGAAAACTTCAACAGAATTCTACTGTAAAGAAAAAAGTATCAAGTGCTAAACCAGTAGTGAAACCTGGTTCTAAAGATACTAAAGCGGAAGCTAACTCTAACCACCGTCAATTACGTGAGTCATTACGTAAAACAGGTAAGTCAGATGCAGCTCAAAAACTTATAGAAAACATGCTTTAATTTACAAAGGAAAAAATAATCATGCCAGCATCAGCAACCAATAGTTATACCGGTAAAGGTATAGCAGAATCATTTGAAGATATCATTTTTGATATTTCTCCAGAAGACACACCATTGTTATCAATGGCAAAAAGAATGTCAGCAGGTCAAACTTACCATCAATGGCAAACAGACGCATTAGCAGCAGCAGCTACTAACGCTTCAGTTGAAGGTGATGACGCTTCATTCTCAACATTAGCAGCAACAACAGTATTAGGCAACTATACTCAAATCTCACGCAAAACAGTTCAAATTTCAAACACATATGACGTAGTACGTAAGTATGGTCGTAAGTCTGAAGTTGCTTACCAACTTATGAAAGCTGGTAAAGAAATGAAACGTGACATGGAGTTTGCTTTAGTACGTAACCAAGCATCATCAGCAGGTGGACCAGCAACAGCTCGTACATCAGCAGGTATTGAGTCTTGGATTACTAACCGAGTATTAGCTACAGGTTCTACAGCAGGTACAACACCTGGCTTCGTAAACGGAATTGTTGCAGCTCCTACAGACGGTACTTCAGTAACATTCATTGAAGCAGACTTAAAGTCAGCTTTACAATTAGCTTGGACAGACGGTGGCGAGCCATCAACAATCCTTATGTCAGCAACTAACAAGTCACGTTTCTCTGGCTTTGCTGGTATTGCTACTAAGTTTGTAGACGTACAAGTTAAAGCACAGGCTTCAATTACTGGTGCAGCAGACGTTTACGTTTCTGACTTCGGTAATCATACTGTGAAACTTGACCGTTTCATGCGTGACCAAGCAGTTCTATGTATTGACCCAGGCTACGTTGGTTTAGCTTCACTACGTCCTTTAAGCAAAGAAGAACTTGCTAAGACTGGTGACTCAACTAAATACCTATTGACAGCAGAGTACGCACTTGTGGTTCAAAACCCAGATGCACATGCTAAGATTCAAAACGTAGGTGCTTAGTAATTAGATATGATATAATGGAGGGAATTAATTTTCCCTCTGTTGTATTTTTATTATGCCAATATTATTTGACCACAATAGCGTAACAGGTGTAAGTCAGTACTTTGACTATGACCCAGCTAAAGATACATACTACCTAACCTCTACTCAAGACTTGAGTGGCATGTTAGACAAGATTAAAGAAGCAAGAGATAACCCTGAAATTTGGAATAAAGGTGTTAAAGAAGAATGGGCGCACTTTGCTAGTATTCCACCTGTAGTGGAAATGCAGTTAAAGCAAAAGGGTATAGATATGTATAACCCACACCAAACTAAAGAACTTATAAAAGAAATAAACGAAAACTATCCATATCTTAAGTTGACAACAAAGAATGGCTAGTATGACTTGGAACTATAGAATTATAAGAAGACATGGTGAAACATTTTCTAAAGAAGATGAATACTATGTGCTTACAGAAGTACATTATAAAGATGATGGTTCATTATGGGTATTTAATGGTTCATCATGGTTATTTGGTAGTGAAGACAATATAGTTTCAGACAGTCGTGATGGTATTATAGAAAAATTAGAAAGAATGTTAGTAGACGCTAAACAATATCCTGAGTTATACGAAAAAGACTTTGAATAAAGACGAAATAAAAAATATACAGTTAGCCATACATGACCTTATCAATCAAGAAAAGTATGACGAAGCATTACCACTTATATATTCTGTATTAGAAGAATATCCTAATGACGCTGCTACACTAAACTTCCTAGGATATATCTGGTTAATGGGCGATAAGCCTGCATTTGCATATCAGTTCTTCCGTAGAGCATTACAAGAGATGCCAGGCAATAAAGCTATATGGACATCACTAGGTCGTGCAGCACATGAACTAAACATGTATGAAGATGCTCTAAAGTATTTCTTAAAGTCAGCAGAATTAGACCCTACATACGCATTAGCTTATTCTAATGCAGCAGCAACGCTAGTACAAACATCTAAATGGGATGATGCAGAGAAAGCCTGTAAGATGGCTTTAGAATGTAACCCTAACGACTTACATGGTCAGCTAAACCTAGCACACACTTACCTAGCTAAAGGTGAATGGGATAAAGGTTGGGCAGAATGGCATAAGTCACTAGGTGGTAAGTTCCGTAAAGAATGGGTATATGGTGACGAAGTAAGATGGGATGGCACTAAAGATAAAACACTTATTATCTATGGCGAACAAGGTCTAGGTGATGAGATATTTTATGGTAGCTGTATTCCTGACGCTATTAGCTCTAGTAAGCAAGTCTATATAGACTGTGACCCAAGATTAGAAGGATTATTTAAACGTAGCTTTCCAGAAGCAGAAGTGCATGGCACTCGCAAAGAAGATAGCCCTGAATGGTTAAGAGATAAGAAGTTTGATTACAGATGTGCCATAGGTGGTTTACCACAGTTCTTTAGACATACGAATAAAGACTTTCCTGGCACACCTTATCTAAAAGCTGACCCTGAAAGACGCACTATGTGGCGTGGGTTATTTGACTCATGGGGTAAGAAAGTTATAGGTCTTACGACTAAAGGTGGTATTAAACATACTAACGCTAAAGGTCGTGAACTTACACAAGAAGATATAGAGCCATTATTAAAGCTCAAAGACTATGTGATAGTCAGTTTAGATTATAGCGTAGAACGCAAATTAGACGGTGTTAAATACTTTGACTTT